CGGCGGCAGTCATCACGTTCGGAAGCGCAATGCTACTCAACAGCAGCTCCATGTTTAACCTGTACACACTGAAGGCGAGTTCAGGTTCGGAAATCATGGTCGGCGGTGCAGTCGGGGTGGCGGGAGCTTTGGCTGGTGTCGCCGCAATTGTTCTCGGCATACTTGCCGTCGCTGGGGGTCAGTCACTCGCGCTTAATCTCGTTGCCCTGTTGGTTCTCGGTGCAGCGATTCTTGTCACCGGAAACGGCATGAACAACGCCGCCATCAATATGTTCAAGCGGTCTGTGCGCCCCACTTAAGGGCGGGACAAGTGGACTAAGGTTCGTGGCTGGTGGTCGGCTTTAGGCTGCTGGCCCCGCATAATTATCGTATCCCTTATTTCGGTGGCGGCGCCGAAGGCTCTGACCGTGACCGCAACTGGTGGCGCCGACATTCAGGTCTCGATCTGTCAGGAAACTCGGCGCCTACGACTTGCGTTAAATAAGCAGGGGCGATCCGACCAGGGAGCGAGTCATGATCCCGTCTGGCCGTATCTCTTTTTGCGCGGGCTTGGCGCTGCTCGTGCTGCCCGCCGCCGCGCACGCCGAACCCAGCATCCCGGGCGCTGTCCAGTTGAGCGACGGCACGCAAGTGCCGCAGGCGCTGCCGCCAAAACCATTGCATCTTACGAATGCGCAGCGCGAACAAATTCGCCGTGTGGTGCTGACCGAGCACGTCGAGGTCGAATTCCGGATGGCCTCGACGAAGTCTGCCAAGGACTTCACCCCGTCGGTCGGCGCCAAGCTGCCGTCGGCGATCAAGCCGATGGGCCTGCCGCAAACGCTGCTCGCGCAAATGCCGCAGCTCGCCAACTACGGCTATACGAAGGTGAAGAATCAAGTGCTGATCGTGGACGCGACGACCGGTAAGGTCGTTGACATCTTCTCCGAGACGCAGCCACTCAATTGAGACGGGCCTGAAGAGACGCCGCAGACACGGGCGCTAAGAGCTTTATTCGAGGCCCATCGGACATCGGCTACGTTCGTCTCTCCTTTGCCCGTGCCGACGAGGTGAGCGGATAGTCGTCGACGTGCAGGTCCGGCCCAAAGCGTCGTTTCGCTGCGATGCAATGAACCGTCAGTTATCGGGAGGCGAAGCGGACTCCGAGGCGGCACGGTTGTAAGTTCACGCCTGGATCGTCGGTCCGGTAACATTCCAGAACAGCACAGGGCCCACCCCGTGACGGGCCGTTGCAATCTCCCATGCCTTCGCGTCGTAATGCGGATCGCTTGGAAAGGGCGGCTTGCCCTTGGCCTCGCGGGCGAATCGTGCGGGGTAAGCATGGATCGCGCCGCCGGCCGCCTCTGGCGGCGTCAAGGCGCGGCCAACCGCTACGACATGCAAGCGCGCGCCGGGCCAAGCTTGCGCCAAGCCGCGCGCCAGCACGCCCGAACCGCCCGCGCACCATACCTCGTCAGGGCTGGCGTCGATCATTCGCGCCGCCGCTGCAATGGCTTCGCATGCTCCGGGCACGTCCATGCCGAACGGCGCCAACCGCGCGCCTGATAGCTGACAATACTGGCGCGCCCGGGCCTGTACGGTCGATAGATAGCCGGGCGAAACCTGAAAGACGCGGGCGCCGAGCGCCTTTGCCATGCGCACGCGCGGATGCGGATCGGCACGCTTGGCGACAAAAACGGTCGCGCGCTTTCCCAGCGCCCGCGCGACCGTGGCAAGCGCCGTCTGCGCGCCGCCCTCTTGCGGGCTGGCATAGACAACCTCTTGCGCGCCGTCAAAAAGCGCCGGGATGAAGCGCGCTTTGGTCCCGCCCGCGAAAAGATCGTCGCGCACCACCAGAATGCCGTCGTGCTCGATGACGACCGGCGGCGTCACAATTCCTCGACTCCATCGGCCGGCGCATCGAGCACGTCCCCGAATTCGACAAGGCCGATGGCCTCGGCCGCCGCGCGCGGGTCGCCTTTGACGAATACAAGGACGTTCTGATGGGTCTTTCCGAGCTTGCGGCTGACCTCGAATTGCCGGCGCACGCGGATTGGCAACGAACCGACTGCCGTCACCAGAATGCAATCATTGTAAAGCCGCAGCCCGGCCGCCTCGAAAGCGGCGACGGTCGCGCCGGGAAGGTTGCGATAGAAGCCTTGTCGGTCGCGCACATCGCCAATCACAAAGCAGGCGAAACGGTCCGCAGCCAGGCGCGCGCATCCAAGCTCGATGATGGTGCGATAGGCGGCGAGGAATTCCTGATGCTCCATGACCGAAAGGTCACGCGGGTCTTCGCTATAGACCTCAAGGTCGGCATAGGGCGGGCAGGAGAAAATCAGATCAGCAGTCTTGTCGCATGACGCCAGCACGTCGCGGCTATCGCCATTGATCCACTCGGGCTTCGGCTCGGCACAGATCGCGCGCGCCTGTTCCTCGTTGGCTTCAATCTGCCGCGCCGAAAGATCGACGCCGCAATAGCGCCGGCCGAGCTTGTTCGCGACGATGCCGCGCACCGAGCCGCCCGCGAAAGGGTCAAGCACCAAGCCGGCGGGCGGCGAGAACCAACGATAGACCAGCTCGCATAGCACCGGGTCGAAGATCGACGTGCCGGTGTGCATTTGCGCCATACCGCCGTCGATGTCACCCGCTTCGATCTTTTCGCGCACCCACTCGGTCGTATTGATCGAAAGGCCCATGTCCTTCGGGCTCCTGTACCCGTTCGGCGTCTTGAACAAATAGGCGCTGTTCGCGCCGTATCCGCCGCCGCCGGGAATTGCGTTCGGTCGGCGCTTCTTGGCTTTGCCTTCGCCGACCGTATGCTCGCCTCGCATCAAGTCCTGCCCGAATGTCCGCGCATCCTTATTCATGCGCGGCGCTCCGCTTGGCATCGGTGCCCGGGATCACGCCGGCTCGGCTATCGCTGCGCGCGATCTTGCCGGTCTTAGGATTGACGACCGGCATCAGCGCGCCCGATGGCACGGCGCCACGGCCTAATTCCGATTGAATGCCGAGCGCGATCCAGGCCGCCTTGCGCGCTTGCCACCAGCCATCGCGCGCGTTCAAGACCGTGAACGGCGGCGCGCCGAACCGCTCCCGCAATGACGTCGCGTCCGCGATGTCGGCCGCCGCGTCGGCGAGCAAGTCCTGCAAGTCGTCGTCGTCGAAGCCGGTCAGGGTCAGCGTAAAGCCAAGCTGTTGAAGCTCGCCAAGCTCAAGCGCGAGCAAGTCCTTGTCCCACTCCGAATTCTCGGTCAGCCGGTTGTCGGCAATCGCATAAGCCCGGCGCTGCGCCTCGGTCCAACCGCGCGCGACGATCACCGGCACCGTATCGATGCCGATCAGCTTGGCCGCCTCGACGCGACCATGGCCGGCGATAATCAAATCCTGCTCGTCAACGAGGACCGGCATCGTCCAGCCCCATTCGCGAATCGACGCGGCGATTTGCGCGACCTGTTCGGGCGGGTGCTTGCGCGCGTTGCGCTGGTAGGGACGTAAGGCGCCTATCGGCCGGCGCTCGATTTGCGGGTCGATGTTCGCCGTCATGTGCTCGAATTGTCCTATCTTCAATCGCGTTTCGTTCGCGACATTGGCATTTTACCAATTTTCATAATGTTCGCGGTCTGTGCACGGCATTTGCCGCGCCCCGCGCGCGTCAGGGCGTCGATTTGCGGATCGACTTTGATCGGAACCACAGTTTCCTTTCCTGCCTTGCGGCCGAGCGCGTACTCGCCCACTTTGCGAAGGGGCGCTGGTGCTTGGATCAGGGAATATCGATGCCTAAGATCCCGGAGCAAATCGAGTTGGTCGACAAGATCAAGCCGTTCCTGACGGGGCACGACCCCAGCATTCAAGGCGCCGCGCTTGCCGAATTGCTCGCGCTCTGGCTCGCCGGCCATCATCCCGACTTACGGCATGAAATGCTGGACCTGCATATCGACACGGTGCGCGAATTGGTCCCGGTCGCCGAGGCGGAAATCTTCGGCAATGGCCCGCGCCCGGAGGGTTGGGAACCGCCGCGCGCCTAGGATGGCACGCCAAGTTCATGGGAACATGCTGGCGTCGGTCCCGGTTGGTTGCCTGCGAGCCCTACGCGGTACCCCCTTTGAAAACGTAGGGCGGCCGGGGTGGGTGGGGGTGATTCCAAGCGCCGCCACCCACCCTCAATTAAATCGCTAGACCCAGCCAGATTATCGCGCCAAGGGCCGCCAGCGCGGCGACGATTGTCGTCTTCGGGTGGCGGCTACCCAGGTGCCGGCCGTATTCCAAAATCCGTAAGCCTTGTCGGCGCTGTCTCGCAAGCTGTTCGGGTCGGTCATAGGGGGGCCTCCTTGGGCGGGCGGCGAACGCATGGGCAGGCACGACAGCCGCGATGGCTAGGCAAGCCGGAAAAAAGTCGGCCGAAATACGCGAAAAAAAGGCGCGGCGGCGGACCCCCGGGCAATGCCCCCGAAAATACGGTCCCTAAATTCCTCGATTGAAATCATTGCACGATCTGACCGCGCCATGGCGCCAGTGCTGACGCGAATGCTTCATCGATGCCCATGTGCTAAAGTCGGCAGGACTGGCTTCCTCTGTGGGGCGGGCGGTCATGAGGCCACGCAGTACCCACCACAACGCCAACGTGCCGGCCCATACCCGGTCGATGGTAAAGTTGCGCTTTGTGTCGACAAACCGATACGCGATCTCCGGCGCTGGCGGGGTCGGCCTGGAATACCGCATCCGGCGCGGGCTGCCGGGCGCCTTGCTCAATGCCCTGGATCGCGACGGTGTGGCTTTCGCTTACGCCTGGGTCGACCGCAACGGACGCTGGCGGCTGGAAGACATCGCGCCCTCACAGCCGTGGTAGGCCACGCGGGGTACGTGCGCGGTTGCGCCTGATTTGTGCGACCGGACTATGCCGTTGCCATCGGCGTCGAGGTTCGTAGCGGTCCTAATTTCGTAAATCTCTATTTAGTGCCAGCGCCGGAGATTCGCTGATGGTCGTGTCGCAGGTCAGGCAGCGATAGGTGTCGAACGTCGCCAAGTCTTCCCGTGACTTGGTGCCCACCATGGCAACCCCGCAAACCGGGCAATGGCGAACAGAGGATATGGGCGGCGACGGTGTCATCATCGCACCATGCGCCGATTCCGCCGCCCGGCTATTGATGCAGATCAACATCCATATCGGCTGGGCGCCGGCGCGCGACAAAAACATTATGCGCCATGACCTAAGTCAAGGCCGGCACCGCCTTTGCGGGCAAGAGTATCCCCGTAACGTCGCCGACCGCGATCAGATCATTATGTTCATTGCGATATTTCGGGACACTTGGGGTCGCTCTATGTCGAAGCAACGGATGATCGCGGCTGCACTCGAAGATCTCTACGACTCCGAAGATGATGGGGCGGAGCACCCGGCG